ATTCTGCCAATATCAATCGGACCCTCAGCTAATCCTAAAAGGACAGCTGCTTCATAGGTGTATGATGTGTTTTTGATTTTACCACCACCTTTTCCGGTGCGCTGAGTGTCAACGTGCGGGATAGCGGCAAAATCATAGTAATCTATAACATTCCCCGAGGTTCTGGCGGTACCAAAAACTATAGGTACAACAACCCCATATGTCGCTTGATTGATTTGAAATCCAGCTAGTTTATCCTCGCTATATCGTACGGTTTTCCCACCCAAAATTATCGCCTCCGTTTAGGCCTGTAAAATCCAGTTAGTCGACTAGATCCGTCATTATAACATAATAAAGCCTCTCTAGCATCCGAGAGGATGACACCCATCCGAACATAGGAATGAATTACTCTAGGCCATTCGATTACAATAGCTGAATGGCTAGAGCTTTTCCCAAATCTAAACATGGCAATATCTCCAGGCTGCGGCGTGTTGACCGGATCGCAATATTGCAAAATATATTGCAAATATCGTTCCTCGGAACGGTGTAAATGTATTTCGTGCGGATAATAGCCAGGGTTACATTCGCCAAGTTTAAGATAACCGGCGTTTTCGAAAACACCGATTAAAAATTGGCCACAATCAACACCAATCCCCTTTAGTTTTGCTCCTCGATGATACGGGGTTCCAAGCCACGTCATGGCTTCTTTAATTACTGCCTCTCGTAGTTCCTTATTCATTAGATGATCGTCTCCTTTAACGGGATATAAGGAGTCGCCCTGTTCCTGTTAAAGTTGTTGAATTTACTTCGGCATTTTTCCGGGGTTTTGTCGCATCCAGGGTAAATCTTGAATGTGTCGCCGACCGCCGGAGAAGTATCAAGTGGTATCAGCATGATAATCCGTCCATTTGCCTGATAAGACGCTTGAATCGGCGCTGATACTCCTGACAATGCCCCAGACGTAAATTCAATGCCACCTTGTTCAAAATAACCATCATCTCTGACAATAGTAGTGTTAAAATCTCGTATTCCGTTTACAGCCGTGATAGTTCCGGTGGCTATATAATCACTAAGTTTTAAGCCACATCCGGCATCATAGAGAGCGTATGGGCAGGTAGGATAATATTTCCGTAACGGATACTCAACATTAAGTTTTTGCACACCGGATTTTACTGACCATCTCATTTCCAGACCGCCGCCAGAGTCAATGTCGATATAGCCGCTAAACCATTCAATAACGCCGATCACAATCAAATCATTTTGTGGATTGATGGCATCACCGTCGCCGACAAAGCGAAGTAATAACCCTTCATCGAGATTGCTTGGATGATCCAAAAAACATCGGTAAAGGGTTAATTGTGCTTCGTCAAAACCACCATTATGAGCCACTTGCATCATCGGCGAACCACCGATTTTATCCGCATCATTACATGCAACCGTAACCGTCATTTTATCAACGGTTATGTTTGATGTTAATTTAGTTCGTGTCCGCTTGAAAATTGGCCCTTTATGGCTAAAAACACGACCATCCTGCAGTTTTATAGTGCGGTCAAAAGCGGCATAACGGAAAACGAGACCACTTTTCAAAGTGATCTCATATAAATCACAGATTATAAACTCTTTCTTACTATGCAGATATGCCATCAATTCGGGCGATACCTTTTTCATTTAACAGTCACCAACTTAATCGATTTTAGGCGATAAAAATTGTACCAGAAATGCTCCCAAGTCAAGGAATCATCAGCAAACGCCACACGCCAATAATATTCACATGAGGCAGTTATGACTGAACTGGCAGCAGGAGCGGACGAAAATTCTATCCATCCATCCTCTTCGAAGGTCACGAGTGTTTCGATGCCGTTTACATAAACCTTTAATGTTCCAGGTACAACATCGAGAATCGGCTCGTAAAATTGACCGCCCAAATCCCTTAAAAGTTGAAATCCGGTAGTAAATCCATCTCCGATTCCAATCAGAGAATTTTCGATTTTATAATCCTGGTCGTCTTTCCAAAGAAAAGTTCCAGCCTGTCCGCGCATTTTAGCAAAAAATCCAGCGACATAATCAATTTCCGCTGGGTTTAGGCAGGTGTAAGAGCAGTTTAATTCATACTCTGGATATGACCAGCGAGAGAGCGTTTTACGTCTCCCGCTGGCAGATTTTTGTATTTCAGTGTTCCATTTTTGGGTTTTAGTTGAGTTCCACGCCATGCTAGGAGGACTAATAAATACAGGATAACTCATTCAATTACACCCCCACAGGCTCAAATTCGCGGTAAGCCTTACGCATCCAATCGATCATCACATTGCCGCCACCATCGTCGAGCCAACGCTTAAAGGATTTGCTATCAATCGTCTGTATCGTTGGACTGAAAACAAAGTTCGACTGTGGTTCTTTCTTGTCCACCAAGCCTACTTTCTCGAAGTATCTTCGATTGAGCGGTATCACTGCCTCGCGATAGCGACCTTCGCCGATTTCGGCGATTGTTGGTCCGGTGGTGATACCACCTTCAGCAAGGGCCGGAATCCTTGCAAGCCCTTCGCTCAATGCCGTGGTCGCTGTAATTCCGGACATTGCCGGACCGGCATTAGCCCCCATCGTAGCCAACGACACCATAGCCGCCGCCGGCGCCCATGCGGCAGAAATAGATCCGGCGGTTGCAACTGAGGCAGCAGCTAACGTAGATTGCATGGTTTGTCCGAATACTTTCATCATAATTTGTGACGCCATCCACTTAGCGACCATTTGACCAAGCATAGCCAAAACAGCATTTTTAAGGCTTTGCCAAGCGTCACCGATGGATTTTGCGTTATTGATAACGTCAACGAAAAAGTTTTCGAGACCGCTATAAAGTCCGCCCATAACTTCTGCCATGCGGTCCATAGTAGACCTATGGGTTTCTTCCCAGTATTGATAGTATTGATCAATTAGAGCTTGACGGCCAGCCAAATCTTGCTCAAATAATGCCCGTTCGCTATTCAATAAATTCATATAAGCCGAAATATCTCCGGCGTCACGCGCCTTTTGAAGCATATCATTCCACATATTCTTCCGCTTTTCATATTCATCCTCAAGAATTTTCAAGCGACGCTGGGAATATACAGCTTCGACGCGCTCTAAATCGCGCTGATAATTTTCGTTATAATCTTTTGTTTCTTCGAGCGCTTTGATTTGTTCGGCTTTCCAAATTTCAAGTTGTTCAAGTTCCGTTTTCGTGGTTTGTACCCATTCTCTCTCGATAGAGTCGCTGACAGATTTAGCCTTATCCCTCAGTTGTTCAAGCTTGCGCTCTTCTTTTTTAGCTCTATCCTCAGCGAGTTTTTGGTGTTTAGCATTATAGGTCTCTTTTAACCGTTGCAAATCACGCTCATAGTTTTCATTAGCCGCTTTAGATTTTTCTAACGCGTCTAATTGTTCCTGATACCAAATTTCGAGCTGCTCTTCCTCTGTTTTGGTCATCTGGACCCATTCGCGCTCGATGGATTCGCTGAGTTGCTCTGCTTTTTTCTTGAGTTTTTCAAAGGCATCAATCTCTGCTTGAGATGGTCCGATATTTTCGCCGGCCGTCAATCCAGCAAACTCTTTTTTTAGATCATTGGCCGAGTCTCCAATTTTCTTAAACTCGTTGGCCATGGCTTTTCCGAATTCTTTTCCACCCTCGACGATTTTTTGGAAGCCTTCGTTCATGTCGGCTTGAGCGGATTTCATGTTAGTGGTTGCGCGATTAAGATGGACGTTTAATTGTTCGGTAAATCCAGCCAACGGATTTTGGACACCTATTTTTTTGAAAACCCAATCAATAGCATTAAAAACTCCAGCTAACGCACCGTAAATGATAGTTTCAATAAGCGACCATGCCCATTTACAACTTCCAACGATATTCTGCCACAATCCGGAAAATAGCGTTGAAAGTGGTTCCCATCCTTTCCAAATTGCCCATGCTAAAAGACCGACAGCCGCGCCAAGAGCCATAAATGGTAATAATGGCGCCATAGCCGACCATACAGATATCCCAAACTTAACCATAGCAGGTATTGCCGCACCTGTTAACGCGCCAGCCAAGGCAAAAATCGAAGCTGTTAAATAAGGCGGGACTAAATTTTTCAAAGCCTCATTTATTCCAACTTGCTCAACCGCGGTCTTAAAATCAACTAGTTGGTCGCGGATGTTTTGGAGGATTTTATTAATGCCCAACGCTTTTTCGAGTTCGGAACCAAAACTGGCCAAAATC